GGTAAACTTGCCACATTTAAGTGATTCTTCGTTTACCCCAGCGTACGTATATAAAATAAATGAGATAATCTAGCTAATAATATATATAATATAAAAAATTAATGGTTAAATATATGATAAATACTATGGTTAAATAGGTTGATTAAATATTAAAATTATAATAAAATTTCTAAGGTTAAATAATACTAAGAGTAATTAATACAGTCATTATAGCCCTTGATGGTGAGATTAGGGATATAATGTTTATTTTGGTATATTGCTTAATTCTAAGTCGTTGCCGTAGACTTCTACTTTATAGTCTTCGCCTGCTACTTTATAAACATTGATATCTACTGTATCAGATACGCCTGTAAAAGCTCTGAGTTCGTTTTGAACCCAAAGACATACCAATCCACTGTATCCGCCGGTGTTGTTGTCTTCATATGGATTGGGTGCTGTGCTAATAATAGGTAAATATTGTGATTTTTTGAGATAGGGGAGTTGAGCTGCTATTGTTGCTCGACCCTTAATAAGATCAAAAGATGTAAAATATTGTTGAGTTGCTTGTTTTAAATTTGCTGGTGGTTGTTCGAGATTGGGGTGAAAGGATAATGTTAATTGTCCTTTGTGAGCTGCTGATGCTACTACTTCAATGATATATTTGACTGATCCATTCCAGAAACAAAAATCTTGTGATATGACGTCCATAGGGGGAGAAACTTTGTATTTAGTTCTCTCAAAAGAAGGTCCTACTGGCCAGCTGGCTAGTAGTGCTCCTTGTGGGTCTGTTGTTCTCCATTCAAATGTGGTATACAATGATCGAGTTGTGGTCATCAATTCATAAATATCTGTTTCTTTCCTGTTTCCGCCAAACGTCTCCTTGTCTGATAGATTCATGCCGTTGTGATTGGTTGTAAGTGGTCGTTCTAAATATTGTATATTGTCTGTTGCTACTAAATAACCTAATTCTTTTGTATGAATAGGATACGGTTGATAAGTTACTGGATGTGCATCCAACAAATTACCTATCGCATCCACTACGTTTGCTATTGGGAGTGTGGTGTCTATTGCCTTATCTATAAATTCCATTAATCCAGCTTGGTATTTAATTTCTACTATGGTTGGTTTGCTAAGCATAAATCGGGTCGAAAATAATTGTTCATCAGATGTTAATTCTACGTTGTATTTAATTTTCATTGTTACATACTTAATCGCTCGTTTTAATTGAGCGTCAGATACTCGATAATTTCCATTGCTGGAAGAAATAATTGCTTTTACTGGTTTTCGGTCGGGAGATCTTACAAAATAAGAAAATATTCCTGGTTGAACTTTTCTATCAATAATCAATTGTTTCAATTCTGCTAAATTTATTCCTTTCAATGCCTTAACTTGTTCTTTGGTTCCGCCTGTGTATGTGATTGTATTAGTGCTTGGATCAAATCCTATTGGTCGTGGTACGGTGTCTGGCCACGGCTTAAAATCATTGTCTCTTTCTTCCCAAGCATAATCTCTGAGTTCTTTGTCTTCTTCGGAGTATTTCAAATAATCTCCTTCATATTTTGCATACAATTCGTCTAAAATAATTTGATAGTGTGGTAATCCTGATTGGTAATTGATTGGTACTATTATTCGTTTTGCTGAAGTTACTGATTGATTAGGTAATGGTTTCTTTTCTTGCGCCTTCTCTAGTGCTCGGTTTGGTATTGGTGCCAAGTATCCAGAAGAAGTGCCTAAAAATACACCCATAGCCATGTCGTCAGCTGCTGCAACAAAACCGTCAAATGCAAATTCGATGTCGTCTTTGATGTTTGAATTATCTACATATATATGAAGCCATTTACGTTCTCTAAAAGCTTTTGCTGTTGGGTCTAAATAAAAAGTTGATACAAATAATGGTGACATGTAAGGAATCATAATTGAAAGTGGTTCATCAGATGAAAAATTTAAAAATCCGCCTAAATAATAAGTTTTTTGTGCCTCGGTTAATAAGGTTGGAGATTGTTGTAATGTTGCAAACATTTTTACTTGTTTTCTAAAATTTTGATCAGTTGGTGTAGTTTTAATTGAGATGATGGGTCTTAGTTTCAATGTTATTGAGCCTCTGTATAATCCATAAAAAGTTTGGTATTTTCCAATTGCTGCTGAAAGCCAGTCTTGAGTGTCTATTGCTATGCCATATTTTGTGTCCGCTTTGATTGTCGTCCATGTTGATCTATTTAAATATTTATAACGTTTAGTTAATTGTACAAAATCTGTTGGGTGGTCTTAATTGTTTTATTTTTGGTTCAGTGACTATTCCTTTTCCTGCGCATAACATAACTGGTTTCATATCCATAATTGGATCATTCACTGATACTTGTCCTGTTGGGATGTAATTTTGTTGAGTTTTTGAGTCATTTATACCTGATTGGTATTTGATTGTTAATGGTATTCTAGTGTCATTAATGACTTGATATTCTGTGTCAAATTTAAATGATTTATATTCAGATGCTGGTACATATTCAGGTATTTTGAATTCAGATGTGTCTATTGCTGCGAAAACGGTTACTGATACTGAGTTTGGATTTGCTGTTCCAGTTCTTAATGGGTTTAATACAAATATACAAAATTGTCCTAATACGTCATTAGGAGCTTCTACAAAACCGAATGGAAATCTAAATGAAATTTTGGTTTCTATTGATTGATCGTCTGCTGCTATTAAATTTTTTCCGCCTAATTGAATTATTGTTGCTGCGTCTACTGAGGTTATAATTGATGTTGTGTCTAAAGATTGAAATGATGGATAGAATCCACAGACTAAGCTTCCTCCGTAATATTCTGGTGCCTTAACGACTACCTTCATATCGACAGATTTAGCTCGCCAGAATGCTGTCACATCAAAAGGTGTTTTGAGTGCTGCTGTTACTAATATATCAGTTGGTAAATTATATGATTTTAATAAAGAATTCGGTTGGTTGGTTATTGTCCATTCAAGTGTGTCTATTAATGTATATTTTTGTTCTAATCTTTGCAAAGTCCAATTAATGTCATTACAATGTGCTTCCGCTCTTTTATTCAAAGAGGAAAATTTTTGAGTGCCTGTGAGTGGTGTTGAAACGATTGCCTGTTGATGTTCTTGCACTGTGGTTCCTAGTTTTTCTAATCTATTCTTGTCCGTTACTTCTGTTGATAATTCTGGGTTTGTGGTGGTGGGTGCAGAATCTATTTCAGCATCTGGGATGCCTACTTGAGGATGTTTGAGATTTGTGTCTAGTGTTGCTTTGTCTAATCCAGATTGATATTTCATATTTACTAATTGCATATTTAATTGTTCCTCAGGAGAGATGGGATATCGTTTATCCGGTATAACAATTCCAAAAGGATTCTGATCTTCTTTGGTCACATAATCTGAGTGAGAGCCTGGAAAATATCCATACTTCTTCCAAATTCTGTGATTTTCTTCAAACGTCGCAACGGGATAATTTGTTGCTTCTACAATTTTAGATCGAATTTTATTGTAGTGTTCTTTGCCATAAAAATAAAAAGCTCTCATAGAGCAATTGATATTGTCTAAAGTTGCTGCGTGTTCGTCCATTTGATGTTTATTAATCCTAATCCAATACATTGATTCTATAAGTGCTGTTTGATCTGAGAGTGGTACATATAATCCGTTCATGGTTCCTGTTGTGTTTTTTAAAAAAGTTAATTCGTTCAATTTTTTATATGGTACAATTACATTTGCTTTGTCTGCAGATGTTGCGGTCATGCCGTGAGAATTAGTCCATTCGGTAAAAGTAACCCCGTTAAAAATGGGTTTAAGAGAATCTGATACTGCTTGCACAGAATCATCTCCTCCTCTTTTACCTCCTGTATGTCGTTCGTAAATTTTAATAGTTGAAATTGCTGGTGATATTCTTTTTGTTACTTCAATAAATCCTGTAATTGTTAAAATTTCATTTGCATTGCCATTCAATTGGAAGGTCATTAAACCTCCTGATGGTGATGTTCCTATAGCTCTAAGTAATTTGTCTAAAAATATATAATATGGTGATGTAAAAAATTCTTTTAAAGTGTCTACTGATTTTGGTCCATAATTTGTTGTTAAATATTTTTCATGTGGGTTTAAACTAACTTTATAACTAGCTGTCACTAATGCTTTACATAATGATCTATCCCAAAATTTAAAATCGGCGTCAAAACCGAAATGTCCTTTTGTTAATAAATCTGTAAAGAAATCGTGCCAATCCAATGATAATCTGTCTAATCTAACTGAACTATAAGTTTTTTCGTGGTAATGCATCATGATGTGTGAATAAAATAATTGTCTAGAAATAATGAGATGTAATAAGCTGCCTGCTGCAAACAAGCGTGGTTTGATTTCTTGATAAATTTTTGATAATTTAATTCGTTCGTCTTTAATTGATAAAATAAAAGGTACACATGGAACAATTTGTTGTCCAATCTTGTTCCAAAAATCATTTACGTCATTTACAATTCGTTGAGTTGGTGTGAGAGTTCCGTCTTCTGCTTGATTTATTAAATCTGTCCGTTTAAGATGTTCTGTTACATATGGGTATCCAGCTGATGTGGTTAGATCTATTCTTGAATTTCCTTCTATTGGAAGTCCATTCAAAGCTTCTTCAATTGATAAAAATTTTAAAGGTACTTTTGATTTAGCATGCCATTGTTTGTGTTTGGTTATGAGATATTCAGTTGCTTCATCAAAAACATCGTTGGGAAATGTGGGTGTTTGAGAATAACCTTTAAATAATTCTTTATAAAACATCATTTTATCTAACATTCTATCTTTGATACGTGGGTCATTTGGTGAAAGTGGTGCTGGTTCTGTTGTATGTGGTCCAAATAATTCAAAAATTGTTGATGGTCTAAGATCTGTTTTAGTATTTTGGTGTACTGGTTTAACTTTGCCTATGTATTCTAAAATTGATTGAGATGGTAATATATCTGCAGTACCCATTTCATATTGTACTACTGGTTCTTCTAAAGTAATCATTTCAGATGTTTTAATTGCTTCCTCCAAAACGTCTTTGGTAACAAAATGGAATAAAGATCCTCCTAAATAACATACAGCCATATGAATGCCGTATATCTTACTTTGCCCTTCCATACTAATAACGGGAGAGCCACATGCTGTATCTCTATTCTTATATGTTGCCATTGCCATTTCGTGGTAAAATGATTGTTTTCCGTCAGTGTGCATTGAATATACTTTGTCTTTTGTTACGGTGCCTGAATCTACAGAAAAGTGTGTTCCATTTCCGCAGGTTATAAGATCTATTTTTGATACTGGATGGTTGTCCAAACAGTATTCGCCGTTCCAAAAGTGAGAAATGATGTTCTTTTCTGCATTAAATTGTTTTTCATTGAGTTTGTACAATATAATATCTTCTCTAATTTGACTGCCATCTACGAGATTTGGTGCTTGTTTTAAATAAATAATACGTGATTTTTCAAATTCAAATACATCTTCCCTGTTCCATGTTGATTTTCTAATGATGATTCTAGTTTTGTCAGGGATCATTTCAAATGATTTATCGTGAAAGAAATGTTTTACAGTTAATATATATCTATCGCCTATAAATAAACAATTTACTCTAATTCTACTCTTTTCCATTTCTAATTGTCCGCAAGATCTTTTTATAAATTCTGTTAAATCGCCTGATTGGGGAACTACTTTGAGTGGTAATATTGATGGTTTTGCTGTTTTTGTTGTGCCTGATTCTTGTCTTGAAAATAAGGTTGAAACTATTGCTAATGTTCCACATGCTCCAGCTGTAATTACTACAGCCTTCAATGTTTTCCATAGAAAATGTTTCAGTCTCATGAATGTTGGGGCGGTCGCTGGTGATGTATTAGTCGACCATTCAAGCCAAGCTCCTGCTACTGAGAGTGATGTTGCTGCTGTAATTCCATAAATAAAAGTTTTTTGTATAATTTCGAATAATGTTGCATATAATGCATCTGCTGATTGTGGTGCTACTATTGAATTGTCTAAAACTACTTTACCGTCTTTCTTCGTCATTTGGTCTACTGCGTCATTTAATCTAGCGAAAGCTCGATCAATTTTAGCTGTTTCTGTTGGTGTTGGTGGTACTACATCTTTTTGTTTTCTAAATTCGAGATATTCATCAATTGCCTTCTGGAAGTTTTCACTTCTAGGTTCGTGCTTTCCTGGTGTTGGTTTTTCAGTTCGAGTGTTAAGTGCTATTTTCATGTCTGTTAAAGATGCTTTAATTACGTCGTTGAGATCTGTTTTTAGTGCTTTAAAATTTTGTTTTTTCTTATAATCAATAATAGTAAAAATATCGCGTGCTTCTAAAATCGTTATTGCTTTTTTGTTATATTCGGGAAACATTGAACATGATATTACATTGATTTGAGGTTCGTCTAATTTAGTTAAATCTAATTTTTGGTTAAGTTCTATTATAAAATCTAATCTTCGCATTACTGCTTCTTTT